GACTAAGCGTTCAACCAAGCCAAGTCAGGTTGATACTGAGGTTACATTCACTGAATCCCAAATTGGCAGGATGTCAATGAAGGACTTTGAGAAGCACCAAGACGCTATCATGGAAGCACAGCGTACAGGTAAATTTGTTTATGATCTTTCTGGGGGTGCAAGGTAAATAAAAGCTTGACAACAAAAGATTACTAAGTATAACTATACTTACAAGAGACTACTTTGAGAAGCAAGCCCTACTAAAGTGTAGCCACCTTGCTTCTCAATTACTACTAAGCAACAACATATTAGTTAAGACCTACCTGAATTTACAGGCCCGTTGTAACAACGCCACCCTTAAAAATACAGCCTCTTAAACTTGTGTTAAGCTTACTTAAACCTAAGCCAAACATTTAATGGAGGAACCATCATGGCTTTTACAACGGCATCAGGTTATGGGAATTTACCAAACGGTAATTTTAGCCCAGTAATCTATTCAAAAAAAGTACAGCTTGCATTTCGCAAGAGTACAGTAGTTGGTGACGTTACCAACTCAGACTATTTTGGTGAAATCGCTGCACAAGGTGATACCGTCAAGATTATCAAAGAACCCGAAATTTCTGTCTCAGAGTATGCACGTGGCACGAATGTCACTGCACAAGATTTGCAAGACGAAGATTTCTCATTAGTCATTGATAAGGCTAACTATTTTGCCTTTAAGATGGATGATATTGAAGAAGCACACAGCCACGTCAATTTCATGGACCTTGCAACAAGTCGCGCTGCATACCGTCTAGCTGACAACCATGACCAAGAAGTTCTTGCGTACATGTCAGGCTACAAGCAGTCTTCTTTGCACAGCAAAGGTGATACCCTTAACACTACTGTTAATGGTTCTAAGGCTGTATCTACTGCAGGTACTAACGAACTGCTCTCCTCTATGCAACTGCATAAAGGTGACTTTGGCAACATTACTACTGCCTCTGCTGGCACTCACTCAATTCCTGTGACTGCACGTATGCCGGGAGCTACTTCCCTGCCAACTGCTACCGTTTCCCCTGCAATGATTGTATCACGCATGAAACGTTTGCTTGATCAACAGCAAGTTGACTCACAAGGTAGATGGCTGATTGTGGACCCGGTGTTTATGGAAATCCTTGCTGATGAAGATTCACGCTTCATGAACGCTGATTTCGGTGAATCAGGTGGTTTGCGTAACGGTCTGTCCGTTAACAACTTCCACGGCTTCCGTGTTTATTCCTCGTCCAATTTGCCAGCACTCGGCACTGGGGCAGGTACAGCAGGTACAGCTAACCAATTGACTAATTGCGGTATTATCGTAGCTGGTCATGACTCGGCTGTTGCAACTGCAGAGCAGATCAACAAAACCGAAACATATCGTGACCCTGATAGCTTTGCTGACATTGTTCGTGGTATGCATCTATACGGTAGGAAGATTCTTCGCCCTGAAGCAATCGTTACTGCCCGTTATAACGCAGCATAAGGGAGATATAAATTATGGCTACTTATGACATGACTTCCATTGATACCGCTGGTGTTGGGGCAAACTCTATTGCTGTCCCAACCAATGTTGGTAACTCTGTACGGACTATTGAAGCAATCCTAGATATTGATGCAATGGTTACTGCTGGATACTCTGGCGCAGATGGTGACATCTTCCAACTTCTTGAAATTCCTGCTGAGACTGTAATGCTTGCAGGTGGCGCACAAATCTTGAAAGCATTTACATCTTCTTGTACTTGTGACATTGATTTTGCTGCTGGTGATGACATCATTGATGGTGCTGATCTTACTCAAGCTGCTGGTACATACCTTGCAAAAGGTACTAATGGTGAAGCTAACATCGTAAACACTGGTGCTGCATCACTTTACGCTGCTGCTGCCTTGGCTCTTGTTGGTGCCGCTGATACTATTGATGTAAAAATTGATGGTGCTGCACCTGCTACTGGACGCCTTCGTGTTTATGCGGTAGTTGCAGACATTTCACCTGCAATGACAGAACCTGCTGTTGCATCACGTGACTTGGTGTAATAAACCTACATACTTTGGGGCTGGCTATATGCTGGCCCCATTAGTGTATCAAACTTATGCAACTAAAAACTCTTGGGGCATAAAAGGCTTATTAAGGAAACATAATGGCTCTTACTTTTCTTTCTTTAACTAATAGCGTTATTACACGTATGAACGAAGTAGAGCTTACCTCTAGTAACTTTACTAGTGCTAGGGGTGTACAGATACAATGTAAGAACGCAGTTAATGAAGCAATACGATACATCAATCAACGTGAGTTTGGATATTCTTTTAATCACGCTAGTAATTCTTCTACCTTAATAGCAGGGCAAGCTAGATACACTGCACCTACAAGCACAAAGTCTATTGATTATAGTACAGCTAGAATTAAGAAAGACACTGACCTTAACGTGACGGGTAATAACCTATCAACGTTGAACTATAATGAATATATTGATAAAGACTATGCCAATAATGAAGATGATGTTTTTGCTACAACGCTAAACGGGTCACATTCTAGTAGCGTAACTACGTTAACCCTTACCACTACTACAGGGATTGACGCTACAGGTACAGTACACATAGGTAGTGAGCAAGTCACTTACACTGGTGTATTAGGTAATGACATTACAGGCTGCACACGTGGGGCTAACAGCACTACTGCAGCTACACATGCAGATGACGTTGCAGTAACACAGTTTGAAGATGGTGGTGTACCTAGAAGTATTGTACGTACCCCTGACAACAATTACTTATTGCATCCCTACCCAGATAAAGCCTATACGCTTGCTTTTGACTTTTACACCTTTCCTGCAGACTTATCGGCACATGGCGATACTACTACTGTACCTGATAGGTTTGCTCCTGTTATTGTAGATGGTGCTACTTCTTTTGTTTATCAATACCGTG